CGTATCGGATAACCCTGACGTGATAGCGCCCCAGAGGTTGGTTACAGCAAAATGTGCCCTGGCCGCACCCTCTGCGCCCTCCTGGGTGAGCAAGTTGGACTTTCTGGCATCAGCCATTGTCTGTTCCCACGTCTTGCCCGTCATGCGCATGTACGTCATTATTTTATTGGCTTCACCACCCATCAGCTGGTCGGCCAGGCTCGCGGCTTGCTTCTCATCTTTAAGCCGGGAGATTCGGTTCATGACCTCATCAAACTGTTTCTCTCGACTCCAGCCAGCCATGCGGCGCTTACTCAAATTAATCTGAGAAAGCATGGGGTTTAATCTTTTTTCGTTATCCTTCTCACCGATTTTATTTGTCAGTTCCTCGGCCAGATCGCCGACGTTCTCGCCGTTCAAACCGGCTTTGCTTGTGATATTCTCCCATGCGCCGTATTTATCGATCCCAACTCCATAACTTTTTGCCAGCCCCAGTTTTTCGGACGTTTCAGCGTTCATCTGAATAGCTCCGGCGAACATTGCAGCCGGTGCCAGTGAGCCGAACGCCAGCCCTTTTGCAGCGCCCCATGCAGCACCACCCGCCCATTTCGGCGCAGCGGTGGCGCGAGCTTTCCATTTATCCAGCCGCTGCTGCCGTCTGAGTTGATCGTTTAACTGCTCCTGATCTTCTGTTGCAGCGTTAATTTGGCGTGACAGCCTCTCGTATTGCCTGGCCAGGGCGGATACATCCTTGCCAGCCAGTTTCATGCTTGCCATCTGCTGTTTCAGCTTTTCTTGGCGCTTCGTAAGTTGGTTGAGGGATTGCGCGGTTTCTTTGATAGCACCTTTCAATTCGTCACTTCCGCGAAGAAAAGAGGGGTCTACACGACCTCCGAAAGTGACTGTCGATTTAAAGTTTTGCGAAATAGCCATTTTCTTTAGATAGCTCGCGAACATATAAATTAAAAACCCGATACGGCAGATTTAATTGCGTTTCGGGTGGAATCGCCAGTATTTTGGAAATAAAGGGCATTATGAAAATAATGTCACGTTCCGTTCGCTCGGGGCCTTTACCATTTCATTAAACGCGTCCTCCAGTCGCGTATAATCACAAGCTGGCAAATTCAATAAATCTTTTTCTTCTACGTTGACCAGGCGCGCAATCATACGCACGCTTTTCTCTTCTGGATCACCCTTATCCTTACTGAAAAGAATCTTGTCCCGTAATTTTGGTTCAAACATAACAAGCTCTTCATGTTTGACTCCGTTAATTTCATAAGGACGAGACAAGGGAACCTTCATTGATTCGAGAAGTGAATGTGGCATTTTAAACCTCTATTATTAATTAATAAATTTTCAGAACGCTGGCAATACTCGCCAAAACGTTTACACCGTTAATTCGCCGTATCATTTTGGCAGGATGAATTTCATAAATTTCTTTACTTCCCAGCACGCGTTTAAAGTAAGACGGGGCGATAGTTACTGACTGCCCTACACTGGATTTCGAATCAGTGCCCTGCTCATCATCTGTGATGCCAGTAATAAGCCCGTCATATGTATCTATCTGGGAGATCGTTTCGCCGTTAGCTCCGACAAAAGCCGAGCGCATTTCAAAGCGTGTGCGGACCCCAGGAATTAAACCGAACATGGACATAACATCTGAATCAGAGCCAGTCACTTTGAAACTCGCACTCATTTTTTCCATCCCACCGTCCAGCGTAATAGCCATATCCATTGCACCGGTTTTAAACTCATCTTCGATTACTTTCATATCGACGGGCGTATAGGATATGCAGCCGCAGACGCGGCGACCCTGCACCCATAGAGCGTGGGCTCGATATACATTAGCTTCTGCCATTTTATCTACCTGATTAATTATGCTGCTTTAAGTAACTCGGCGAATTGCTCAACTGTATAATCATTATTAATGCGGTAAGTGATGATTATTGTCTGAGCCGGTGATTTCGGCGCAAATTCGACATTAATATATAGCTTACCCGCCGCTAGGCTTTCTTTTGTATTTAGTTCAGGGTCAAGCCACGCTTTGCCTCCATTGATAGCCCCAATTTCGAAAAGATAACGAATAAACCCGTTAATTGTTTCAATAATGTCATCGCCAAGGTGTAGATCAATCGGGCGATCAATAAATTCATCTTGCACAGTATCAGCGATAGAATCTTCTATCACGTCAGCTGTGCGTCGCACGCACTCAAATGCCCATTGCGGATCAGTGTTACACAGATAATTGCCCCAGTGCCTGAAGCCGCTGCGACGGATAATGGTGCTGACCTGGTTCGCATTGAGCACGTTCGCCATGCAGGTATCTTCACCGATAATAAATTCATCGATTTGTTCCAGCGCTGTTACGCCAAAAACCTGTTGATTAGACTTACTCCACCAGAATCCCTTTTCATTATCAATTCGACAACGCAGGCCCGCGGCGCTCGCTGAATACGCGCGTGATGTTTTACCGCCTGAGTTGATCGTAAACACGCGCGGTCGCAGGATTTCAACACGTTTACCGTATTTCTGCCGACGCACAGCAACATCCTTAGTAGTAGCGAACGACGGCGAATCGATGTACCCCACGCCCCGAACTTTATTCGCAATGACTTCAATCTGTGCACCAACCGGGTCAGTAGCACTAAAATCAGGCGCGATAATAATGCGCGGCATAATTTCGTTCAGCTGCCCGGATGACGGCAACGCGGAAAGCCCCGCAATAATATTCTCCTGCTGCTTTGCAGCGTCAGCATCATCAGCCACGCGTACAACAACGAGCAGCGCTCTGGTCTGATTAAAAATATCCCTGACATCTGCCGGAAGTGTGCCTGTGGTGCCGAGTTTTTCTGCTTTTGTCGTGCTACCAGCAATCACTGTGGGCACGTTCAACGGAAAAGCCTCGTCAGCCCCGCCAGCCAGATTTACTTCCGACATGTACACAACTTCACCGAAATTTAGTGCCGGATTTGAGTACGCATTTATGCGACTATAGCCTTCCAGGGGTGGTACTTTTGCTGATGTCATGGCAATCGTCCCGGCATCCATTAATTTATTCCCCAACGCATCTCTCGGCACTCTAATTGAAAGCTTGAGCGTGCCGTCAGGCTTTATTGAATACGACCAGATGCCGGAAAAATTGCTTGAATTATCCCATTTTGTCTCTGGGGGGAATACAGTGCCCGGAACAATTTCAATGCTATAAGCATTTCCGGCCGCGCCGGGGGTTTCAACTACGTACTTAATTCTATTTTCAGTGATATCGCTGCCTATTATCAGTGTGGCACTTTTCGCCGCCTCAGACTCTGGAGCGGTGCCCACGATACCGATAACAGAAACATTTACCGTAGAGATTTCATCTGTTCCGTCGTCGTATTCAATTGTACGAACGCCGTGTAAAAAATCAGTATTGCTCATATCTTCCTCTTTTACAGATCGATTTTTATAATTTCACCGTTCTCGTACTTCCAGTTTCCGGCAATTGAAAAACCCTCTGGTACTTCATCTGTTTCAGACACACTAAAATTAACGGGGTACATTTTGCTGGCTGAGTCCGAGATACAGCGAACAATTCCCGTTTCAGATTCATATGCGAAAACATAATTTTTAGTCAGTAATGATTGAATATCATACCAGTCGTTATCTTCTTCATCTTTAAGGTAAAGTGCATTTTCACCAAAAGTCGGAGTGCTGGGCCTGTATTCTTTAAAGTTTTTAAAATCCATAACTACCTCTTTTTTTTTAAACTGAAGGCACAGTAACCCACGCACCGCCATTAAATTGCTGCTGCACAGGGCGATAATACATAACATCATTTACTGGCCTGTCGCTTTCAACTTGTGCGTAAGCGGTAATTACACAACCGCTGGGCGCAACAAAGGGAATTAGCGCCGAACTTTGCTCACCCAACCTTACGCCGGTTAAAAAATTACCCGTCTGCGTTTGTACTGTTACATTGCCGCTCGCATCTGGCTTTTTGCCGTTAACACTTTTTACCGTACCTGCGTCAACATTTCCTGAACCATCCGGGCCATTACCGTTTACGGTCTTTACCCCTCCCGTATCAATATTAACATTGCCTTGTTGATCAGGGCCTACATTGTTAACCGTTTTTACTATGCCGCGGGTCTTATCATCAACTTCTTCTCTGCTGTAAACGTCGATATTATTTCGCGCATAGTTTTTCGCCTCGTTACCTCTCGCCGCAATCTCGCCAAAGTTATTATTGATTTGCAGATATTTTTTATCAGCATCCTCGGGCGTCAAATAATTATTATATACAACAACAGTGACGGTCGAAGTGCTGGCCACGGCAAGGGTATATTTATAAGTTACGGAAATTACCGCACCATTACTGTTCGTCGGCTTTAAAATATCAGGCGAGCGGGCAACGGAATATAGCTCTCCTGCCTCCGTCAAAATTCCCACTTCGCGAATTGTATAACCTCCTGTCTCGGCAGGGACGTTAAGGGTGAACGTTACCTGATTACCCTTGCTTTCAGCTCCATGAATATCACCGCGATAAACCTCATGGATCAGCGATGTTCTGGAGGGGTCAGGCGTCACTTCTTCTGCCCCGTTCGCGTCACCAATGACAAATTTTGATAGTTTAACCGGGACACCGGTTGCAAGAGCATTGGCCTCGAGTTCTGCACCACGATCTGTCAAAATTGCATATATCTGCGAGGCGGCTGTAGTTGCGCTTTTTAAAGCGGTTTTTCTTTGTGCCATTTTATATCTCTACTGTTATTTTTGCCGTGGGTAATCCAGCCATAAACAATGAACCGACTACTTTCACCCCTCCTTCATCCTCTGCGGGAATATCCACGCCCACATCAGCTGACGCGACACCTGCCATATAAAACTCACCATCAATTTCAGCCTCAAAATTTATTGATTCGAGCAATGAACGGCAATTTTTTGCATCGAATATTTGAGCTATGAAAGTGTCCAGCAAATCCAAATCCATACCCATCTGCTT